CACACATATGACGTTATCGGTGCTTATGTTCCTACAAAGGAAATGGGTGGTGGCTCTGGTCTTAAGTATGCCGCTTCTACTATCATTCATCTCTCAAAGAAGAAAGAGAAGGATGGAACAGAGATTGTTGGAAACATTATCAAGGCAAAGACTGCTAAGTCGCGTTTGAGTAAAGAGAATATGGACGTAGGCGTCCGTTTGTATTATGATGAGCGAGGACTTGATAAGTACTTCGGTCTTCTAGAGCTAGGTGAAAAGGGTGGTCTATGGAAGAACGTTGCAGGACGTTACGATATGGGCGATGGTAAGAAAGTCTATGCTAAGGTCATTCTCAAAGACCCCGAGCAATACTTCACACCAGAAGTTATGGAAAAGCTAGAAGTAATTGCTAAAGGAACATTCTCATATGGAAACTAACTAGGACATTTAATGGAAAGAATTGAAAACCTTATTTTACGATCATTAGCATATAATGAAAACTACTCACGCAAAGTCATTCCATTTATTGAACCTGACTATTTCCACGATTCATCAGAGCGAGTCCTCTTTGAGGAAATCGCCCAATACATGGTCAAGTACAACGCTCGCCCATCTAAAGAAGCACTTGGAATCGAGGTAGAGGCACGTAATAACCTCTCTGAAACTGATGTTCAAAACATCCGCACCATTCTCTCATCCTTTGATGATGTGACAGGTACTGATGAGTGGATGCAGGATACCACTGAGAAGTGGTGTAAGAAGCAAGCAATCTACAATGCTCTTATGGAGTCTGTAGGTATTGCTAATGGTGATAGTAAGCAGAAGACCGAGGATGCTATTCCCAGCATCCTTTCAAGCGCTCTGGCGGTTTCCTTTGATAGGAATGTCGGTCACGACTATATCGAAGATGCCTCGGAGCGTTTTGACTTCTATACCCGCAAAGAAGACAAGATCCCATTTGATATTGAGCTACTTAATAAGATCACCAAGGGTGGTCTAACTAACAAGTCACTCAATATTGCCCTAGCTGGCACTGGTGTTGGTAAGTCACTCTTTATGTGTCATGTGGCGGCTGCTACTCTATTACAAGGCAAGAATGTTCTATACATTACTGCCGAAATGGCTGAAGAGAAGATTGCGGAACGTATTGACGCTAACCTACTTAACGTCAATATCCAAGATATTTCAAGCCTATCCAAGAAAATGTTTGAGGATAAGGTGACCAAGGTAGCCAAGAAGGTTCAAGGTTCCCTTATTATTAAGGAGTATCCAACAGCACAGGCACACTCTGGTCACTTCAAGGCACTTCTAAATGAGCTACAACTCAAGAAGAACTTCCGTCCAGACATCATCTTTATTGACTACCTAAACATCTGTGCTTCCAGTCGTATCAAGTCTGGCTCTAACGCCAACTCATACACCCTTGTGAAGAGCATTGCTGAGGAGTTACGTGGTCTAGCGGTAGAGTTCAACCTACCCATCGTCAGCGCCACCCAGACGACCCGTAGCGGCTATGGAAACAGTGATGTGGATATCACAGATACTTCTGAATCCTTCGGGCTTCCAGCGACCGCTGACCTTATGGTAGCGCTCATCTCAACTGAGGAGCTAGAAGGTCTAGGTCAAATCATGGTAAAACAACTCAAGAACAGATACAATGATCCCACCATCCACAAGCGTTTTGTTGTCGGTATTGACCGCGCCAAGATGCGCCTTTATGACTGTGAGCAATCAGCTCAAGACGACATTATGGGCAGTAGTAAGGAAGAGGAGTATGAGCACTCTGACGGAACCACCAAACCATTCAAAGAAAAGTTCGCTAAACTGAACTTCTAATGAAAAGTGACTTTATCATAGAACGTAGTTCTAAAAAACAAATACAGGATATACTATACACTTATCACTACCTCAAAGATGAGTCAAAGGACTTTAAAAGTGGCTATAACTATGGTCTATATAAAGATGAAGTTCTTCATGTTAGTGGTTGTCTAGGGGCTTGTATTTTTACTAAGATACCTGTTCCCGAAATTGCTGTAGGTGCTTTTGGTCTACCTAGAGAACATCAAGATGGTCTCTGGGAACTTTCTCGTTTGTGTATTCATCCAGAAACACAGAAAGATGAATATAATATTACATCTTGGTTTGTTGCTAGATGTATTAAAATGTTTAGGAAGGATGTTAATGTTAAAGCAATACTAAGTTATGCTGATAGTGCTCATCATGAGGGTACTATATACAAAGCAACTAACTTTAAGTACTATGGGTTATCTGATGCTAAAAAGGACTTTTGGATAAAGCAGTCAGATGGTACATATATTAAGCATTCTAGGGGGTCAGTTAAAGGTGTTGATGGTGAGTGGAGACCTAGAAGTAGAAAGCATAGATTTTTGCTAATCTATGATAAAGATCTTAAGAATAGTATTAGGTGGGAAGAAACTAAATACCTATAGGAAGGTATTATGTAATGGCAACTACTGGTAGACAAGCTTGGTCAAAATATTTTAGGGGTCAAAATGTTCCTACCAATATGAAAAAAAATTCTATTGGCTATGATCCAAGTAATCCATCCAGAATCCTCACTCAAAAAATTGCTGCTGGGGAAGAAGTTATTGCCATATCTTCGGACTATAATACCAAATACCCAATACTAAGAGTAAAAGATAACAAGCAGTACATAGTAACTTTCAATAATTTACAAAAACCTGGAGCAAAAACGAGAGTTAATTTAAAACCTCAGGCATTCGGTGTAGTTGATACTGACTACACATTAGATAATTATGTAAAGGTTCTGCTGAATAATATTTCTGATGGTGATTTGGCACCTTTTATCAAAACATATCTAGAGGCACTCGTTCTTTACTATATGAAGAAGAAGCCATTATCATATGTTACCAGTGTATACAATCCAAATCTACCCATAAACGATATCAAAAAAGACTTTGGTGAGCTGCTTGGTCCAATTGCTATTATTAAGGATAAGCTTTTACAACCAAAACAGATTACTATATCTACATCATCTAAAATATTTTTCCCAAGTAGACCAAACGAACCTCTCTTGGATTATATAATTAAGACTCCAACTAAAGCATATTCAATATCAGCAAAATCTGGGTCTACTACCAATGTAGTTAAGCCTGGTGATATTATTGATCTGTTGAGTAAAGACCCAAAGAAGTTAGCCAAATGGCAAAACACACCACAATATGCAGTACTAAGTCAACTAAATGAGGGTACTGTTGTCAGTGGTCCTATACTTGCGGCTGCTAATTTGCCAGGGGGTCCTCCATTAGCAGCCGCGCAAGATGTGGCTAATAGAATAAGGAGTGGCTATAAGGCTGATGCGTTTGACTATAACGCTATGCTCCCATTTTTACAGAGTAATCCCTACTTAAATGGTAAGGGTGTGGAAGTCACATTGAATGAGATTATGTATGAATCTGAGAAGATGATTTCTGCCGACTCCAAAAATAATACTTCTTATAATAAAATATTCCAGGATGCTATCGAAAATAAAGTAATCTATGTAAAGTTTGATATTAACGGTCGAACGCCAAAGTTTTCTACTTTGGTGGCGGATGACTTTAAGACTAATAAAATTTTCTTAAGGACTAAGAATGGATATACAAGAAAATCTGATAGGATGGGCGTTCAGACCTAAACTATGCTACAATAGAACCATCGCAAGATAAAAAAATTATGAGTCAAGTTGATTTTAACCGCTACTTAGAATTCGTAGATGGAGTAACCAGTGAGCCATCGAAGGACCACGAAGCTTTTGTCTACCGTATTCAAGAGTTAGAGGGAGAAGAGTGTGATACTCAACGCCTTCTTACTGCTGCTGTTGGCGTCTGCGCCGAGGGTGGTGAGTTTATGGAAGTTGTAAAGAAGATTTTGTTCCAAGGTAAGCCATATAATGAAGATAATATCTACCATATGAAGCGTGAGCTTGGTGATATTATGTGGTATATGGCTCAAGCCTGTATCGCTCTTAATGTGACATTTGAGGAACTGGTTGAAATGAACGTAGCAAAGCTAGAAGCACGCTATCCTGGTGGAAGCTTCAACGTCCATAGCAGTGAGGTACGTGTAGAGGGAGACATCTGATGTCCGTTAAGTATGAACTAAAAGACCTGGATGTATCCAAACTTCCAGAAACTATAAGGGAACTACTGGATGAATCCCCAAACGTCAATCACACTCCCTATCATACTATTTTCTACACAGAAACGCATGATAAACCAACATACTTAATAGGTAAGGAACGACAAGTCATGTGCTTGGGTTACACCCAAATTGAGGAAGACGGAACACCAAAGAGAGTTCCGTCTTATAAGACCGATGAAAACGGGAATACCTATAAGTTTAGAGACGACGCTATTGCAGAAGGATTTACTTTTATGCTAGTTGACCCAAGTGAACTCACCTACCCCCTAAACGAGTACTTTGATTCTATTAAATTATGAACTTCCTATTACCTCACTACATATATTATTGAAACCTTTTTATTATTATGCTTAAAGCAACGAATCAGGTGGTCCATACAATTTTTCAACCAGTAATTTATGAGCTCACTAGTTTAAATTTGACCTTATTGCCTACTGAAGTTCAGCAACGTCTTAGTGAGGATACTGCAATCACTAGGATTTCCCAAGCTGACACGCCAACTAAAACAGACGGTACTATAGTTACATACTGGCAGTTTTATGCAGGAGATTCTTTGTTGCCAACAGAAATTTTTGAAGGAGCTGAAGTAGCAGATAACTTCCTAGCTACTTGTCTCCTATGAACTTCCTAGAAAAGTGGTATGATACTTGGTGGGTGGCTATTTGTGAAAGGATGGATCCACTACATCCAATAGCATCTTGGGAACCAGACTTCTTTGAATACATCAATAGAGGCTGGTTGGAAATGTACTATGTACCCCCAACAGACCTAGAAATAAAAGAAGATTTCATTAAGTCTTTTGCTATTAATAGCATCCCGTACTACAATGAGAGGTACTATGATTATGGAGATTGAACAACCCAAACTAGCACAACTGTATCTTAATAGCGAAATTATTGATGCTGTCCGTAAGATGAAACTTAAAATGAAAGAGAACATTGTTAAGGATAGATATGGAGTAGCATTGTATGCTAAGATGCATATCCCAACTGGTGGACGTCCAAGTGAGATTGATGACCTTTGGAACTTAGTCCAACAACTTGATACTGAATGATTTCTGTTATGAAGTTTGACCTAGACCTGGAAGATTTCACAATCATCCAAAATGCCTTACACTACTACAAGCACGTAGAGAAACGAGGCAACTTCAAACAATATGATGTGGAGCGCTGTAATGCACTCCGTGATAAACTAGCACAACAAATTATGGAGAACGAATGAGTAACCCAAAACCAGTTACACTTGAAGAGTACGCAGAAGTAGGACCCGAGTTCTTTGCAAAGTTCAACTATGTAAAGACCCAACTACCTGGCGAGTCGGACGTAGAAGAAGTCCTTACTATTATGGAAACTCTTGCTGGTCTTGTATTGATCAAGCGAGATGAGGACGAAGAAGACGAAAAACCATCTATAGGATTTAACAAATGAGTAAAGAAAAAGTATTATTAAAGCAGCTAGTCAATAGACGTGTAGAACTAGGACGTAGTATTGATGAATTGCGTACCAAATTACAGCAAAGTTCAGAACTTCTGTTGCGTGTAGAAGGTGCCATTGAAGCATTTGGTTTAGTTGATATTAAGCTAGATGAGGAAGCGGCATTAGTAGAACCCGAACCAGAAGCTGAAAGCCCCGAATGATTATTGATATTAGAGACTTCCCTGTATATTATATAAACTTAGATTCCCAACCAGACCGTAGAGAGTCTACGGAAAATACATTAAAGGGTCTTGGGTTTAGTAGGATTCATAGAGTCTCTGGTATCCAACATCAAAAGCCAGCGGTGGGATGTGCTCTATCCCATCTAAAAGTTATGGAGAACAAATCAATACAAGCCCCATTCCTTTTAGTTGAGGATGATATCCAATACACTGGAAATGAAAAACTAGTTTATGAAGTCCCCGAAGATGCCGATGCGCTATTTTTGGGGACTTCTATATGGGGTAGATTCCTAAACTTTAATGGTCAGTTTGTTCAGTATAGAAAAGTAAATGAAGATATTGTAAGAGTATACAATATGCTATCTGCCCACGCTATACTATATCTAAACAATGGGTATAAGGAGCATCTCAGTAGAGTTGCTTACCATAGTGCCTACGAGATACAAGACCATATGGATGTTGGCTACGCAGAGACTCAAAAATATTACAATGTATACTCTGTGAATAGACCAGTATTCACTCAAAATACTCACCAGGAAGCTTCTACCTCAACACCTATAACTGAAATGGGTATGGACCCAGAAGAATCCAAGAGGTTCTTTGAGTCTAAAAAGTGGAATCTACAACTGTCTGGTATTGAAACTATCTCTGGTTGGGATAGTAACTATGACCCAAAGCATTGGTTTAAATAATATGAAAGTCCTATTCTATACAGATGTTACTTGGTCACTGGGTAATATCCACAACAACTTGGTAAAGGAGTTCTGTAAGAGGGGTATATACTCCAATATGCTTAACTGGGATTTTGATTACTCTGTTAGGGAGTTTGATTATCTCAATAAGATATATGATGTATTTGTAACTCTTCCAGGTCCTTGTGTTAATCTATTGATTAGTAAGGGTATTCCTGCTAATAAGATTATCTGTGTAGCTCATAGTCGCTTTGATGTGAAGCACGGCGTAGACTCCAATATTCCTTGGGCATCTCTACGCAATGTTGTAGCAATCTCACCAGACCTAGTGAAGACCCATAAGATTCTTGGGGTTGATGTGAATGTTGAGTTGGTCCAAAATGGTATAGACTTTGAGCTATTCCATAGAGAGCCAGCAACTGAACTAACCAGGCTTGGATATTTTGGTTCAGACTTTGCCCCAGATGTTCTTGCTGGAACAGGAGACTGTAAGAGGAAGCATCTAGCAGAGTCAATCTCAACCATTACAGGACTACCTCTAATAGGCACAGGAAGCAAGCTAGTGAACCTGTGTATGCCCACTCTCTATGAGAGTATAGATAGTCTGATTATGCCTTCCAGCTCCCCAGAAGCCTGTGGGCTGCCTTATATGGAAGCAGCAGCGGCAGGTAGGCTCCCTATCAGCAGTTCTGTTGGAATCATTGACCATCTAGGTAAGCCTGCTGGTCTAGTTCTACGAATGGATGAAGAGTCTTTTGTAGAGCAAGGTGTATTCCAAATCAATGAACTGGTTGCCTCCCCCAAGAGGTTCCGCTCATTATGTGTAGAAGCACAAGACTTCGCACGTCACTACTATGATTGGTCTGCCGTTATTGGTAGATGGATTGATGTTCTAACTAAACTTGATAACAACCTTTGATATGTCTTTTTCATTCAACCATTTAGGTAATCACGGGCATTTGGGAAACCAGATGTTTCAATATGCTGCCCTAGTGGGTCTATCTATTAAGCACAATAGACCTTTTTGTATTCCTCATGAAAATGTATTTGGAAAACATTACTATCAAGAGCTTCGTAGTAATATTTACGATGCTTTTGATATCCATCCAATCAAAGGTATTAGTTCTTATCCAACAGTAAATGAGCCTAGCTTTGAGTTTAGTCAGGCTTTCTTTGAGAACCCACCACCACAAAATATAAATCTGTTAGGTTTTTATCAGAGTGAGAAGTGGTTTGCTCACGCATCATCTTTTATTCGTAAGGAGTTTACGTTTAAACAACAATATAGAGAGATTGCCGAGGAGATGCGTAAGCATTTGAGTGGTGATATAGTATCACTTCACGTAAGAAGGACCGACTACATTAGTAATCCAAACCATGATTGTGTTGGTTTGGATTACTATGAAGAAGCATTGAAGCTTGTCCCAGAAGAATGTAAAGTAATCATCTTCACTGACGATCCAGAGTGGGCAAAGGAACAGGAACTATTTCCAGATGATAGGTTCTTTGTATCAGAAACCAATTGCCCCTACACCGATATGTGTCTAATGACTTTATGTGATTATCATATTGTAGCTAACAGTAGTTACAGTTGGTGGGGTGCCTGGTTGTCTAATAGCAAAAAAGTAATCAGCCCCAAGAGATGGTTTGGTCCTGGGCTAAACCATAATACAAAGGACATTTATTGTGATGGGTGGATTATAGTATGATTGTTGCCGTTGATTATGCCCTCCTCCTAGGTGAGATGGAGGGTGTTTATGCTAAACTAAAACAGCTAGGAACTATTGAGGAACTAGCGTATGTTGAGGCTATGAAGAAGAAGTATTATAAAGAATACTTCGCACTCCTCCGAGAAGAAAGGGCAGCCGAACAGGCTTGACCTAACCACCAAGACCTGTTATACTAAACAGGTCAGCAAGCCTCAGTAGCTCAGTGGAAAAGAGCCACGCACTTCTAATGCGTTGGTCGCTGGTTCGAGTCCAGCCTGAGGCGCTTACCATTACTTTTATATTATGGCATTACTATCAGAAAAAGATTTCACTCACACCATCCAGGCACTTGAATTCTACCTAGAAAACAAGCAGGGTATGATGACCGACCAAGAAGAGATGGAGAAGCAAGCTCTCCTCTGCTGGATTAAAATTAGCAAATCCAAACTTAGTGCCTAATAATACGGACAACAGTCCATACATAGGTTATAATGATTTCATACAGAGCGACTAAGATGGCTAAGAAATTACGTATGGATCTCATTGATGAGTATTACAACCTGTATAGATCACGGACTCTATGCCGTCACACCAAAGATTTTAGAGACAACTACGCAAAGATCAGTGAGTTGTGGGTAAATTTTTCAGAAGAAGAGCGTATCGCAATCAACACACGCTTCATACAAGACAACTTGAATAAGTTCTGATCTTGTGGTATACTATGGTCTGAGGACCACGCTTCCTTAGCAATCTGGTGAATGCTCCAAACTCATAATTTGGCTGAGGTGGGTTCGATCCCCACAGGAAGCATTCCACTCTAATCAAGTGGAACGAGGCTCATTATACCTCGAATATCACATGGAATTGTATTAGCTCCTTAATATTGCTAATGTAGATGGAAGCTGGTAGCGCTGAAGCACAGCTTCCTTCATGCCTTTGTAGCTCAGTGGTAGAGCAGGGCTTTTGTAAAGCTCAGGTCGCAAGTTCAAATCTTGTTGAAGGCTTTCTATGTATATACATACATAGTTTTGAATGGGGAATTAGTTCAGAGGCAGAACGCCAGTTTCCGATACTGGATGTCATCGGTTCGATACCGTTATTCTCCACCATTGGCGCGTAGCTCAGCAGGTAGAGCTCGGAGCTGTTAACTCTGCGGTCGTAGGTTCGAGTCCTACCGCGCCAGTTTCAAGTCCACCACTAAATATGGTGTATGAAAAAATATTATGTTATCAACCAAGTTGAGATTACGATTGGAATTTGTAGCAGCTCGCATTGAAAAAGGTGAGCCTGTTGAATTAACCGAAATGATTTGGGCAGATAAGCTAGCCAAAGCAAATAGATCAGCTGGTGAGATCTTGAGAAGAGCTAGAAGAAAGGCATTAACTGGTGAGACACCAGAGGGTGGGTTAGATGATTTTTTAAATCGGATGGACCTGGGTGATCCCGATCCAAGCAATCACAGAAGCGGCTTTGATACACCTGAAGAAATCGTTGAGTGGTTCAGTAGAGACGACTCCGATGACTGGAGACAGAGAGATTAATATTACCAACTACCATTTTTATTACCATGGCTGAAGCATTTTACGAGAGTCTTTTAAATTCTGAAATTGTGGGGGAACTTCAATCATACGCAAATCAAGCTGATAATTACGTACCAGTTAGTCAAGAGTATATGGGTCATCAGTATCATTCTGTTGATGTACATCCAATACCACATGCTCATCCAATTGAACGTCATATTGTACGATCAATGGTTACTATTAATAAAAAGTATTATAATTATGATTTATATGGTACTTTTGAAATTCAATTATTGAGATATACCCCAGGTGGTCAATATAAATGGCACTGTGATTATGGTTTATCTGCTAATCCAGAAGGTGATAGGAAGTTGAGTATGTCTATACAACTTAGCGATGCTTGGGATTACAATGGTGGTGAATTACACATTCTTGATTGGCAGAATCTACAGTCAACTATGTCTAAAGAAGTTGGTAGTGTATTGGTTTTTGATTCTCGTGTCGCCCATAAGGTTGAACCAATCACAGAAGGTGAGAGATATGCTATAGTTGCCTGGGCACACGGACCACAATTACGTTAAATTCATTATGCTAGATTATGAGTACGCTCTGTTTACCGCAGAGGACCCAATTAAATTATTGAAAGATGCTGGCTCAAAACTATCAATTCCTAAGAAAATTAAGTATGCTCCTCATATTCGTAGGGCAGAAGTATTGGTAAAAAAATCTAAAAAGTTTAGGGATATTATTAATACATCTAGAAATCCCGTGTATGAAGTTATTGCTACTACTTTCACGTCATACTTTGGTAGCAAATTGGACAAGGGAATATATTTTGCCATTCCTACTAATATAACTGATGAGTATATTGGTTACTTGGAAGTATTCTGTAAGGGATTTGTTGTGAGTGATAAATATATGGAGAGTCTTATTAAAGTAATTCTCTATCACTCTGATGATATTGATGCGTTTGTGAAAGCATTTTTGAGCATTCGATTAGCGCAGGGCGAACTGGATAAATTAAAATCTAATTGAGATGAAATCATTCCTAAGTTTTCTATTTGAAGCCAAGCAATCCAAAGCCGTTCAGCAAGCCACTAAGATGGGTTTGCGTAGTGACGGTCACGGTGGCTGGTATGATGAGCGCGGTGAGTTTGTTGCCAAGACTAATGGTGATAGTTTGGAGTTCTTTAACTCCAATCAAAACCCAGATGGTAGAGATCCAAACCAAAGTCCAGAGGATAAAGCTACTTCTGGCGAAGAAGCTGCTGGTGGTGCTGCCCTAGGGACCCGTGTAAAGGACACAGAAGGCGCTACACAAGCCCAAGCTAATAAGGGAGCAGTAGCACCCGAAGTAACCGCACAGGATGCTGCCGCTGCTCCAGCGCAAGCTCAGCAAGCAGCTGCCGCTGCTGCTCCCACAGAGCAACAGGCACCTGCTGATGTACCCAAAACAAAAGGCACACTCACTCTTGCCTTTGGACGCTTCAACCCACCTACCGTGGGACACCAGAAGCTTATGGATAAGGTTGCTTCTAGCTCCGATGATAACGACTATATGATTATTCCTTCTCGTTCTGAGGACAAGAAGAAAAACCCATTAGGAGTTGACCGTAAAGCTTCCATAATGCGTCAGCTATACCCAGACCACGCAGAAAAAATTGTAAATGATGCGGCAAACCGTACCATTTTTGATGTTATGCGTAAGGCACACAACGATGGCTATGCTAATGTGCGCATTGTTGGAGGTGGAGACCGAGTGGCTCAGTTTGAGAAACTAGCCAATAAGTATAATGGATCTACTTATCAATTTGATAATATTGAAGTTGTAAATGCTGGTGATCGCGATCCCGATTCAGATGATACTGATGGAATGTCGGCTTCTAAGATGCGTAAGGCAGCCAAAGACAATGACTTTGTTTCATTTAAGAAAGGTATGCCTAAATCTCTGGACAATAAAGTTCTACTTGGAATATTTACAGAGCTCCAAGATGCTATGGGAATTACTCCAAAAGAAAAGATTGTTTGCGAAAACTGGGAAATAGCTCCTAAGTTACACTTACTAGAATTGAGAGAAGAGTATGTCAATGGCAGTATATTTAATATCGGCGATATGATAACTCACGATCACACTGGAATGTATGCCGAGATTGTCAGGACAGGAGCTAACTATCTAATCTGTGTTACAGAGGATAATAAGATGTTTAAGACCTGGACACAGGATGTTAGTTATAACAATCCAACTAATACGCCCCAATCTAAAGTTAATAGCTTTACACAATTTTTATCTAAGTTTTCATAGATTAAGAACTTATATAAATAAAACTACGAAGAAACCCCACGCCCTGCTTATTTTAGATAAATGGAATTCCAAATCACTGAGGCAATTGAGTTAGTAAAGACTCTTGCCGAGACTGAAAATCTAACTCATACCGAAGCATTGACTGCCTTCTTTTATGAAGCTGATATGAGCATTGAAGATGCTGCTGCTCTAAAGGCTGCGTTCTTTGAGGATTATACCTTGAAAGAAATGGCTGAAGACACATTGTCTAACGCATTTAAGGCGGTATTCGTAACTGGTGTAGAAGATATTCATGAAATTGATACTAAGGAAACTGGGGAAGGGACCAAGTACAAGGTTCGTGTGAAAGATCGTAGTTCTAATTCTAGCTATACTCGCTACGCTACTCGTCAAAAAATTGCGGAGCTACGTGCCAATCCAAATATTGCTTCTGTTGAATTGACCGATCACGGTGATACTGGTGAAGATGATAGAGGTGAGCGCACAGCAGCTGCCAAGCGTGGAGACCGTGACGGCGACGGCAAGGTTGAGTCTGGTTCCAAAGAGCACGCTGGTGTAGTACATAACGCTATCCAACGCAAGATGGGCGGTAAGCCTGATGGTCAGGACACCCGCCGTGAAGAGTTCGGTTTGGATGAAGAGAAGAAAGAAGCTGACCTAGACAAGATGAAGCGTCAGTCAAACAAGCATATGAAAGATGCTGTTGGTAAGCGCACCAAGAGCGACAGCGACAGTAAGAATAAGTCCTTTAAGATGGACGGTATCCGCTCCTCTATTGAGCGTGGTGAAGATCCCCGCCGCGATACTTACGGTGGTAAGAGAACTGGTAAGGATGGTACTCATCCCCCAGCAGACCACAGACAAGCTTTCACCAGGACCCCAATGAAGGACCGCCCTGCTAAGGAGCCTGGTGTAAAGAAAGAAGGATATGATCAAGGTTATAATGATCGTTTAGATGATGCGTTAGGATCTAAGAATGGTAAAAAAAGTCAATCTATGAAAGATCGTCGCGATGAATCTGAAGCAATGGAAAAAAAGAACGGCAAAAATAAGTATGCTGGTGATAAAGAGATGGATGACGAATCATGTAAGATCGTAAAGAAGGAGTCTGCTTGGGAACAGTACCTAGAAATCCGTGAGAATCGCCGTGCTGCTCGTTCTGCTGGTGGTTACAAGGATGACTCAAAGAAGCAAACTGATCCATCCAAGGACGGCTTCACTGGTATCTCTGGTTCCATCAAAGATGTCATGAAGCAAAGCGCTGCTATGGACAAGGCTAAAAAAAAAGTAGATGAAGAGTGGAAACCTGACCCCAAGGAAAAGCGTGAGAGAAAATCTGCTAAGCTCTATAGAGACGAAAAGCTAGAAGACGGTAAGCGTTCACGTGATCGCGATCCTGATAAGGTCAAAGATCTCTACAAGCGTCGTATGGCTGTTGACTTTAAGAAGAAGAAGTCTTCCATTGGTGAGGACGTCGTTCTTGAAGGTGACTTGATAAACGCCGGTAGTGAGAACCAAGGTGAGCGTGAGAGAAAAAAGTTGACTGGTAAGGGTGTGGACAATAAGCAATTCATCAAGATAATGCCCACTATGGGCGAAGCTGTTGTAACTACCAGTCAAGAAAGTCGTGCGCAGAGTCGCCTACGTCAACAACCTGTTAGTGAGGACTTGCGCGATCAGATTAAGAACTTAGTTGCTGAAGAGTGTTGCCCTAAGTGTGGAACTCCCGAGTGTGTCTGTGAAAGCAAGAAAGAGGAGAAGTCCAAAAAGAAAAAAGCTAAGCTAGATGAAGCTGGTATGCCCATTCTGGAGTACAGCCGTAATGACTCAACCGGTCCTAGTAAGGAAATGATTGATCCTCCGAAAGATCCTGAAGGCAAGCCAGGAGTAATGAATCCAAAAGGTAAGCCTAAGCGTTATAAGAATGGTGGAGAAGCACCTGGAGACCGTAGACCCAATGCTCCTGGTGGTCCTGAGTTGCCTTTCGATGATGGAACCGTTCCTAATGGCGCGGGTGTATAAATAAAAGAGCAGTTTATAGGTAACCCCTATGTCTAAGCTAGTAGAACTTTTCAAGCCCATTCTAATGTGGCTCCGTGAGTCTGCTGAAGTAAAGCGTCTAGTAGTTGAACTACTTGAGCGTTATGCTGCCTCCACCGACAACGATATCGATGACCTAGTTGTCGCTACCGTCCGTAAAGCACTACTTCCTAGCGAAGTTCAGTGATTGAGTGCTTTGCCTTATCACATGTTACCTTTTGGGTTATTACGGGACTTCTGATTCTATCTGAAGCTCTAGGTAAAACAAAACTTGTGAAGGCAAATGGAGTACTATCATTGTTATTAGATGTACTTGAATACATTCTCCGCACTATGCGAAGAATATTTCTTAAGTAATTCAAAGACCCAAAAAACTGGGTCTTTTTTTTATTATAAATAAAGCTACAGTAATTAAATTACAAAAGGAACACAACATGTCACTCTGGGGAATTCGAGATAATATTACCGGTCCTAGCCCCGTAACCGTTGTCGGTACGGCTAGCTCTGATTTTTGGACCGCATCTGCAGCTGGTTTAAGTGCTAGCGGTATTGCAACAGGAACTTCTGCTCTCTTAGATGATGGCGAATCTGGTTTCGTAACTTTGGAAGCTGAAATATCTACTGATCTTTATCGCGTAGGCAAGATGTCTGCTGTAGCAGCTGGAACCTATCCTGCTACATATGCAACACAGCCTATCTATTTGAAAAATGATCCTGGATATGCTCCAAGTGCTGCAAATACCACAACTGGTATCTCTACAATTCGCACACAAGTTCTAGCGGGTGTATCTACTGCTGGTGTTGCTGCTGCTGGTCTAACAACAACTACTGGTGGATTCCACGCTGGTTGGGTTGGTATTATGACTTACATTGATATGCATGGCAATCTTCGTAATAAGACCGAAACTTTTGTGGCTCAATCTGGAATCGCCACAGGTAACCGTCCATACCCCACTACCTAATAATAGTTATGTGGCATATGCGTAGGGGATTATGCAATTCAAAGAACTAAATGATGATAATTATCTCCTATTTGCTATCAAGTATTATGAGAATCCTCATGCGGTAACTCGCGAGGACTTTGATGAAGACTTGAAAAAGATTAAGTATGTGAAACGTCTTTTAAGACGTTATGTTAATAACAATACTCTGAAGACACATTTAATTCTTAATCATCTGACAGTGCTATTCAATGTATTTGGAGATGCGGCAGTCCCACTATTATTTTTTAATTTAGAGAAAGACTTATGGTCCTCCATTAAAAGCTTTCTCGTCTTCTTAAATAAACTCCCCGAGTTTCCTAGAAGTGTAATTGATGATATAGTGTTAGATCAATACTGTTTAGACCAACTGGAGAATATCGATGGTGAATAAGGTGGACAAAATACTAGAATGCTATAGGCGTCTTAAGGAAGAGATGGGTGGAGCTGCTGCGGGTGCTGCTACCGGCGGTGGTATGACCACTCAATCTTCTCCTGGGAAGCCTGGTTTTTCTAGTGCTGCTGACGCCAAAGGTCCAGTTGCGGGTTATGATCCAGTAATAGACTTTCGCAAACGCAAGTATAAGAAGCTTAATATGTTTTACAGACAAGCAGTAAAACCAAGCAAAGGAGCAAAAAATGCCAGAAAAGGACCCCGATAACATTAAGTTAGCAGTCCTTGAAGAGAAGTTGGGTAACATGGTAGAAGTTCTATCCAGGTTAGACGCAACTATAGAAAAGCTTAGTGATCTCAGTGTGAACGTCAGCAAAATGTTGGCAGTTCATGAAGAGAAGCTAGACTTTACCAGAGAGTCTTTGGCTGAAAATGCTAAAGATATTGAGGATCTTGGGGACAAACTTGAGAACAGAGTAGAAGAGGCTATTACTAGAATCAATACCATCGAACGTAAAGTTTGGATGGGAATGGGCGGTATTAGTCTTTTCTTTGTGACACTTATGATTATTTCCCCTTTTGTCACAGAACTTGTATTCGTTGAAGAAAGACCTGCTATAATAGTTCCACGGAACTAGGACTAGTATTTCAATGGATTTTGTTGACTCTAAATATGTGAACCTAGTATCCTCTCGTCTTGAGAAATTCAAAAGAGTAAAGGTGGATCTTTTTAATTTTCGCTGCCCCATCTGTGGGGACTCTTCTAAGAACAAGACCAAGACGAGAGGATACCTTTACACTGTAAAGAACAACACAAACTTTAAGTGTCATAACTGTGGCGCTAGTATGTCCCTAAACAATTTCATTAAAAAGCTTGATCCAATCCTTCATAAACAGTATGTTATGGAGAAGTTTAAGGAAGGTCACGCAGGAAAAAACTTCTCTACACCATCCCCTAAACTTGAATTCAAAACGCCTGTTTTTACTAGAAAGACAAAGATTAGATTACCTAAAGCATCAGATAATATAACTGCCAAAGAATACTTAGAGAAACGTAAGTTAGACCCAGAAAAGTTTTACTATACTCCAACATTTAAGAAGTGGGCAAATACGCTTACTAAAGCATTCGATAGCACTCAATATGATGACGCACGTATTATAATCCCACTGCTTACTTCAGATGGAGACCTATTTGGTTTCCAGGGAAGATCACTAGGTCCCAGTAAGGTTAAATATATTACCATTATGCTCAACGATGAGCACCCAAAAGTATATGGGATGAATACCATAGACAGGAATAAGACTGTTTATGTGGTAGAGGGACCATTCGACTCTACATTTATCAATAACGGTATCGCAATGTGTGGTGCTGATGTTGACCTAGATACTCTACATTTAAAGGATCTAGTATACGTTTACGATAACGAACCAAGAAACAAAGAAATCTGTGCCCGTATTGAGAAGGCAATTAAACAAGGTAAAAAGGTTGTTATTTTCCCGTCACGTATTATAGAGAAAGACTTAAATGATATGGTTCTAGAAGGCATAGATGTCAACTCTGTGCTAGAATCAAATACATACCAATCACTCACAGCAACAATTAAGTATAACGAATGGAAACGATTATGAACAGCGACATCAATGTAATCAAACGATCTGGTGCTAGTGAGGCTCTTGATATCAATAAGCTACATGTGATGGTAGAAGCTGCCTGTGAAGGATTGGCTGGTGTATCCGTATCTCAAGTTGAAATGACTTCAGAGATTCAGTTCTTTGATGGTATTACTACTGATCAGATCCAACGTATTCTTGTCAGTTCTGCCTCCAATCTAATTGACTTGGAGCACCCCAACTATCAGTTCGTGGCTGCCCGTCTAATGCTGTTTGCTCTACGTAAGCAGGTTTATGGTAAGCTCCATGAACTAATCTCCGTGAGGGAGCAGGTAGAGCGCTGTGTTGAGTTTGGTGTGTATGATGAGGAAATCCTCTCCCTATATTCAGATGAAGAGTTTGCTGAGTTTGATCGCATCATTGATCATGACCGTGACTATATCTTTACATTCGCAGGTCTCCGTCAAGTAATTGACAAGTACCTAGTACAGGACAGAAGTTCTGATACTATGTATGAGACTCCCCAATTTATGTACCTTTTGGTTGCCGCGACTATGTTTTCGCGCTATCCTAAAGCAACCCGCATGTCCTTCGTAAAACGTTATTATGACGCAACATCAAAGCACCGTATCAATATTCCAACGCCTGTTATGGCAGGTGTTAGAACGCCCCTTAGGCAGTACGCTAGCTGCGTTCTTATTGATTCCGACGACAGTCTCGATTCTATCTTTAGCTCTGATATGGCTATTGGCAGATACGTTGCGCAAAGAG